CTGACGTTGACACAAGCAATTATGTCACCAAGGACGATTTGCAAGACGCTGTTGGCGATAAGCAGGATAAGCTGATTAGTGGTACGAATGTAAAAACCATTAATGGGAAGTCAATACTTGGCAGTGGTGACATTACTATAGAAGGTAGTGGTTCTGACGTTGACACAAGCAATTATGTCACCAAGGACGATTTGCAAGACGCTGTTGGCGATAAGCAGGATAAGCTGATTAGTGGTACGAATGTAAAAACCATTAATGGGAAGTCAATACTTGGCAGTGGCGACATTACTATAGAAGGTAGTGGTAGTGGTGATAGTGGCAGCAATACCTTTGACACCGAAGTTGATGATAGCATGGAGACTACGGCGGATGTCGGGAATATCACTAAAGGTACACTGTGCAGTGAGTTGAAAGGCAAGACTTTTACCGAGGTATTGGAAAAAGCCTTGTTCAGTGAGATATACCCGACACCAAAATACCAACACACCATTGGATTACAGACATTGGATAGCCCTGTTGAAAGTGGCACAACGATAACTAACCCGACAATGACTGCTGTATGGAATGCCAACATTACCCCTGTGGGTACAATAACCAAGGCACTTACAGCCAAGGTTAACAACACAACTGTGGATATTAGTAGCGGTAGCTATACCATTGAGGGTTTCAATACTATTACTTATACCATGGCCTACAGTTATCCAGAGGGTAGTTATGAGGTTACAAGCAATTACGGGAACAAGAAAACCATTACCGTTCCTGCTGTAACAGGCAAGACAAAGACAGTAAGCGTTACTTCCACCTACCCATGGTATATCAATGATACCAAGCAAAGCAGCTTGATAGTGCTTAATGGGCAAAAGACCATTGAGACAACCCTTGATGGTCAACCAAGCATAAAAGTGCCAGGTGCAGGAAGCGCCATAAGTGTGCAGGTGGATTTGGGTTTTGGTTACATGGATGTTGATTGGACAAGTAGTACAGAGCTTATTAACGGTATTACTTATGCTACACTGACAAAACCAGACAGCTATACCACAGCAAGCAAGCACAAGATTACAATAACGATTAAAAAGTAGTGTATTATGGCATTTAAATATTTAGGAGACGGAACATTAAAAGGTAATCTTGATGTTAGCAGCAACAAACCACTTGATACAAGAGGGGTTGTTGATGCGCTAACTGACCTTTATACAATAAGCAGCAGTATTGCATACATAGGTATGCCTGTTGTGGTGGTAGAGGAAAGTGCAATCTACATACTGAAGGATATTGCAAGCATAGGCAGTGCAGATGGATGGAAAAAGGTAGGAACGATCAATGTTACCACAGATGATGGAACAATAGACCTTACCACCCTCCTCTCTTCCTATGCTACCACTGAGCAACTGACAACACAGGTTGAGAAGTTGACAAAGTATGTTGACAGCAGTGTTAAGAACGTTACTGTTACCATGGACAGTGAAGTAACCCAAAACAGCGAGAGAGCAGTGAAGAGCAGTGGTATATACAAGGCAATCAACGCAAAATGCGTCTATCTTACATCGGCTGAATATAATGCCATGGATAGCCATGACGAGAATGTGTTTTACTTTATAAAAGATGATTGAGCTATGACGTTGAAGTATGGGGACATAGAGTGCAAGGCTATCTACTATGGAGATACCCTTGTGTGGATGAAAGGCAGCGGGGGTGATTCCAGTGGAGACCTTGATGGACTTTGGCAAGATGCCTTGACATGGGAAGACGAGGAGACATGGAGCTAATGTAATGTTGGATTTTGAGTTTTGGGTTTTGATTTACATTGAGTTTATAAATAAATAAAATATACGTATATGGAATATTCAGAAAGTTGGGATGGCAAGCTATTGTCAGATGTACAGGCTTACATCAAGCAGGAAATAGCGAAGAGCTTGCAGGATGTCAGCGCAAGCAAGAGCAACAATGATGTTACGCTGACATTCAAGAGGGGAGGTGACGGTGAGAGCAAGACAGTCACTTTCAACACAGGTGACAGCGAGACAACTGGTTATACACAAAACCTTGTTATCGCCTTTGCAAACAAGTATGTGAAGAAAGGTGACAGCATCAAGGTTAATTACGCCTACAGTAATTATTATAATGGTGGTGAACTGGGAACAGGCGCAAACCTCAAGTTTGACATAAAGAACAGTGAGGGTACTGTTGTTTACTCGACAACAGTGGCAAATGCATACGGCAGCAGCAGTTTCACCATTCCCGCATCAGATGACTTAACAGAAGGTAGTTATACCGTTGTTGCCACATCAACGTTAAGTACAGATGAGGGAGACAAGGAATGGACTGCAAGGGGAGCTTTCCAGATAACCACAATCTTGTTGGAATACCCAAGCACTTTCAATCTTGGCAGTTTCCTTAATTTGGAAGGCACGACACTTACAATACCATATATTTATACAGGCAACAATGACGCAACCTTGCACTTGTACATAGATGGCAGCGAGGTGTCAACCTATACGGCAAAGAGTGCCAATAGTGGCACACAGGTATCATTGACATACACTATCAGTGGCTTGACGGCTAACACCATACATACAGTACAGATGGTGGCTGAACAAGTATTTACTGATAGTAGTGGCAATGAAAGCTCAATGTATTCAAACAGCCTGATATTCGATTTCTGTTACAACAGGAGCGAGAACAAGGTAGGTGTAATGCTTGACAGTCCTTCAAGTGACATTATCAGTGACCCTGCAACATCACTGGATTTCGATATTGCACAATATGAATATAGCAGCATCAAGTATGCCGCTGTGGGTACTACTGATACCGATGATGGTAAGATAAGCGTGTCAATAAGAAATAACAATACTCTTGTTACCACACTTGCCGTATCTCCATCAACTAATCAGGAATATAGCTTCAATACAAAAGATACCAATAGCTTTACTCTAAAGATACAAGCAAAAGATGGCAATACAAGGCTCATCAATGTAATGGTTGAAGCAAACCAATACGGAGTATCCGTGAGTGATGGCGCAGTGATAGATATCAGCGCAAACAACAGATTGAACACTGAGCCAACAACCACAAGAGGTAAGTGGACATTCAGTGACAGTAGCGGCAACAGTTACACTGCAACCCTCAATGATTTCGATTTCAGTACAAATGGCTGGATTGATAACGCCTTGTTGGTCAGTGATGGCGCAAACCTTACCATACCTTACGCCCCATTCTCAAAGTTCTGGGACAGTGACGGCAATTTCCTTTTAGGCAGTGATGCACCAACCGCAAGCCAGGTAGAGGGAATGACGATAGAATTGACATTCAAGGTTAAGCAGCTGATAGACCGGGATGGGTTCTTGGTCAAGTGCCTTAATTCAAGTAATAGGGCAGGCTTCTACCTAAAGCCAAACGAGATGGGTATATTGACCAATTCGGCTACAGGAGACGCAACCAACAATAATTGGTACGCAGGCTCGTACATTTCCACCTATCTTGGTGAAAACCAATACATGAAAGTACAGTTTGTTGTAAGGACATACACAGGCACTGTATCACCATATGTAGGTACAAAGACAGTGTTGTTGATGTTGTATGTGAATGGTGTGCTGACAGCCTTAACGCCATTGGAGACAATTAGCAATACCCTAAATACCTTTGACAAGGATGCACAGGTAGAGATAGACAGCGAGGCTGGTTCATTCTATTTCTATGGCATGAGAATTTATAACAGACCCTTGACATACAAGGAGTGCTTGAATAACTATATTGCAGACCTTACTGATGGAACAGAGATTGTAAAAGTGGCCTCACGTAACGCTATCACAGACTCAAAAGGCAATATTTCCAGCAGTATTTTAAGGAGTATGGGAAAATCAGTACTCATAGTAACCCTTGCAGCAGCTGAAGGAGAGGCAACCAGTGGCAACACGGAGTTAAACTATGCTACCAAGGAGCAATTCTTGAATCCGTTGGCAAAGAAAAAGGCAAATTTCGTGGCGAAGAAAGCGAGGTTCTACCACAGCGGTGGCGACGATTTCGACTTCGAGGTGGGCGAGGTGCTATTTCAAGTGCAGGGAACGAGCTCAACGTCCTATTCGAGAAAGAACTACGACCTGTGGTTTACCGGGCAGAAGAGCATAACGGCAACGTTCAGCAACGATGTGGGCAAGAGCGCCGTTGATGGAGGCGGATGGAACAACAGCGACCACACATATAAGATGTCGAGCGAGGACTTGGCAGTGCCCGTCGTGTGTCTGAAGGCGGACTATGTAGATAGTTCCAACTTGCACAATACTGTCATTACAGACTTCGTGAATGACAGTATGTTGAGCATGGGAATCACCACTCCTGCGCAGCAATACAACAGCAATATCCGTGTAGGTATCAACGGTTATCCTATAGATATTTTTGTCAAGACAGAAGGCAAGGATGATGAGGAGTATATCGGAAAATACAACATGAATAACGAGAAGAAAGACTCTCATCATGTATATGGCTTCAACGGTAACACAAATGCAGGCGAGGCTATCTGTATAGAGTTCCTTACCAACAATTACCCAGGCACATTGTTCAGTGTACCAAGTGGTTCAGACAGTGACAATTTCTGGTATAAGGAAGATACAAGTGACGCAAGCATCGCGGCAGGACAATTGGAGTTCCGCTATCCAAGCACATGGAACTGGGAGGAAGATGGCTTCAGCGAGAGCAGGATAAACATCATCCGCAGGGTGTGGGACTTTGTATATGACTGCCATGTGGCAAGGTTTGGCAATGATACCGATATTGCAGAAGATACCACCAATACAGACTTCAAGGATAATGTCAGCAAATATTTCAACATTGACAATCTATGCATGTGGTACTTGTATACCGAGTTTTTCATGATGGTAGACCAGAGGTCAAAGAACATGATGCTGGCATCATGGGGAGCGACGGAGACCAGTGGCATTTGGTATTTCTTGCCTTATGACAGTGATACCGCATTGGGCGTAATCAACAGTGGTTGGTTGCTGTTGCCATATGACTGCGATGAGAATACCATAAACCCAATGATTACCACCGAGTATGCATACCAAGGACATGGCAGTTATTTATGGGATTTGGTAAGAGACCAGTTAGGAACAGAATTGAAGACATGGGCTGATACATTCAGGAACAAGTATTCAATCAGCCAGATACTGGATATGTTTACTGAGTACCAGAACAACTGGTGTGAGATGCAATATAACTTTGACCAGGAGACGAAGTACATCAATCCGTTGGTACATATAAGCGAGAGTCCTGCAAACAGCGGTATCAGCCAGTTTGTGCAAGGTACACGTGAGGCACACAGGAAATACCTTATCACCAACAGGTTCAATCTCCTGGACGGAAAGTATGTTACTACTCCTTATTACACCACAGTATGGCAGATAACCGCAGACAAACCAGAAGGCAGCGAAGATGGAAATATCAAGGCAATAATGGAAGAAACATTTGCTTTGTTGGTAACACAAAATAACAAGTGGACAGCACCGACAATCTATGCCGCAACAGCGCATGAGGCAGATGGAAGTACCATAAGCATACCTATCACGGTCATCATCGGCACAAGCGACCCGATGCAGCTGTGCGGTTTCCAGTACTGCAGCGAGATAGACTTCAGCGAAATCTGCCAATACTTTACGCAAGACTTCCGTGTGCCGGGCAGCTATATCAAGCTGAGGAAGCTCACCATGGATTGCGGCGAGAACAAGAATACCACGATTGGTTCTATCAACGTGAAGAACGCCGTCTCGTTGAGGGAGCTGACCATAAAGGGCTTTGACGAGATAGGAGCGATAGACCTCACGGGGCTGAACAAGCTGGAGCGGGTGGAGATAGACTGTGGCAGTGCGCTCACCGACTCCAGCCACGAGAACGGAGCGAGCATCACCCTTCCGAAGAGCATCAAGAACTTGAAATTTGCCAACTTCTATAAGTTCAACTACGCTATACCTGCCAGTGTGTGGGATGGCATCAACTCCTACTACGAGAAGACGGACAGAACCATTGTCGTGGGCGAGCTGACGAGTGCCAGTGCCAGCTATTATATCCGAGGGCAGTCGGGAACACAGGTCTACGTCAGTGGGCAGTACTTCGTGCAGGTAATGGACATATCTGTACTATACAATGGTTCATCGGAAAGTTATGGAATTTTTTCTGGGTCGAGCGACAACGCAGGAATATTGAAGAGGCTGATATACTCGAAATTGAGGACTGATATACTTCAATGCTCATTCTTGGCGGGCATTTTCCGTGGATGCTCCAACCTCGAATATGTCAATACCGACTATTGGTATTATTACGAACTGGATAGTAATACTTGGAATAAACGATTTGGGAACATTTTTAATGGTGTGAATTCGCTAAAGAGACTGGATTTGTCTTTCTTAAAACATTATGGGACCGTTGTAGGAAATCAAAGCAGTTATTTTTTCTCTGGTTTGAACTCGTTGGAATACATAAGGATAGGTGATGGACTCATACAAGCGTGCACCGATAAAATTGCTAATCATCTGTCTGTATTTGCTCAATCCGCTAACTGGTTGCCGGAGACGTTCACCCAGCTTGCCGAGGATTTGCCCGATGTCAACGACACCATCAAGGGCACTGACTATGCAGAGATATACGTTGGCGCAACCAACTATGGCAACTACACGATGATACCCCAGACGGTGAGAGATGCCATTTCCGAAAAGGGTTGGTCATTAGTTACAAGCTAAAGGTTAGATCTGACAAAAGAAGAAGAGGGGTTAAGTGCCCCTCTCTTTTGCTTTAACCACTAACTTTTGCGAAGATATGCCTAATATATCTCCTTTTAGCCCTATCTTTGCATCAATTCCAATATTGGAAGAAACTTTTATATTTTTACAACTATGTCAGAAAACATGGAAAAAGTTTATTGCTACGGCAATGACAACAACGCAGCCTTAATGGGCGCTTTAATGGCTAAACAGCCAAGTGACAGCAATGGCATGCTTGCCGCAATGATGAACGGAGGCATGAACAATTACGGCAGTGTCGTTCCCTCGCATTGACAACAATGCATCGACAGCCATACAACCGCAAATGGTTGTGGACGTGACCATTGAGGCAGATGGTAAGACGGCAGTATACACCATACCCGAAAACCTTGCCGTCACCTACGCAGGAAATAAGGTTCTCTCCACAGACCGTGACGGACTGATACGCGAGATTGAGGCAATGAAGAATGCGGCTGAGCAGATACTATCTTCGGTTGACCATCAGAAGGAGATAGTGGATAAGTCTGCAAGCTTATTGGCAGAACTTAACCCCATATACAAGGAGAAAGTTCAGACCGAGGAACGTTTCAAGAGACTGGAAGGAGCGGTGTCTGACATCAAGGGAATGTTCTCAGAGTTAATGAAAGAAATGAAGAAAGGCAAATGAAACTGATAGCAATCATAGAAAGGCATTTCGGCAATGGCAACAAGGACGGATTGGGAGGATACATCGAATCCAATGGCTACCACTTCACTATGGCATTGGCTCACAAGGTGAACATGGAATTTCTAAACTCGCCAGTGACGCTTTTGCCAGAAGAAAAAGCATGGGTAAGAGGAACTTGTCACACATCGGGAGACCTTTTGTTCCTTAAAGGCATGTACGATTCAGACTTTCCCGAACTCAACCTTGAAACCCTCTGCAAGAACACCCTAAACGACAAGGACGGTTACGACGGCATGATATTCAAGAGGTGGCTCGTGGACTACGAGAACCGCGGCTACAACATAGAATGGGAGGACTATATATGATACTTAACGTAATACATAAACTGATGGATATACTTTCCACGGTGCAGGGATGGGCGGCATACGCCCTGCTCTTCTTCACCAACTTCATCGCAGGCTACGAGTTTGCAATCACCATGACAGTAGTCGCCATTATCCTTGATGGTATATGGGGCATAGCGGCGGCATTGAAGCAAAGCAAGTTCACCCTTTCCGAGTTGGCTCGCAACACCTTGACGAAGATGTCGGTGTACGGCACGGCAATAATAGTGTTCATCGCCATTGACAAGCTTTCGCACATCAACGGAGGGCTGACAATTTCGCTCATCTGTGGAGTGATTATCCTCGTAGAGTTCTGGAGCATGAGCGCAAGCATGCTGATATGCTTTCCCAGCATGCCGTTCCTTCGCCTAATGCGCAAGGCACTCGTTGGGGAGATAGCGAGAAAGTTGGGAGTTTCGCCCGGCAAGGTCAGCGAGGTATTGGAGGAAATGTTGAAAGAAAAGAAACAGAAAGAGAAGAAGAAGAATCCCAAGGACGACGAAATCGAGTGTGGTGGAGCAGAACAAGCCGCCGCTTGGCTGTAAATTGAAAAGTTTTAAGGATATGAGAGAAATAAAGTACATAGCCGTCCATTGCACGGCAAGCTCGCAGCTCTGGGGCATTTCGGAGTTGGAGCATGAGTTTTACAAGGTGAAGCGTTGGCGGAACCCCGGCTACCACTACGTGGTTACCGCAGACGGCAAGATACACCAGATGCTGGCGGACGAGAAGATAGCCAACGGAGTGAAAGGGTACAACAGCGTGAGCATCCACGTGGCATACGTGGGAGGCGTTGACATCTCCAACAAGATCGCACCAGTAGACAACCGCACCGACGAGCAGAAGAAATCACTGCTCACACTGCTGAGAATATTGCGGAATAGATACCCCAAGGCAATCATCCAAGGACACCGAGACTTCCCGAAGGTAGCCAAGGCTTGCCCATCGTTTGACGCGAAGGAAGAATACAAAGATATATAAGGACATGAAGAAGATTATAGATAATAGTGTTTCAGTCATAATTAGTACTGTTTTCCTGCTCCTCGCGCTCGTATCGTGCAGGACGCACAAGAGCGTGGAGGGACAGGTTTTGAATACATCGACCGACTCGACGAGCATACACAAGATAGACAGCATATCGAGAGAGTTGAGGATAACGGTCAAGGACAGTACGGAGGTTAGGGATAGTATAGCCACAGAGTACATGATAGGAAAGTTCGACAGCGCGGCAGGCGTGAGGGTAGACACCTTGAAGCAGAGCCGATGGCACTACGAGAAGAAAGCCACCGACCGAGAGAAGGAGGGAAACAAGGCCGTGGCTACCATCAACGAGAAGAGCAGGGAGCAGACCTTGACAGCCGAAGAGGAAACTGAGCAGTCGAGCGGCAGTTGGAAGTGGGCTGTAATAGTCTTGTTAGTATTGGTAACAATCATAGCTTACACATACAAGAAGTTCTTTAACAAAAGTAAATAATATGGAAAAGCGACAATTATACGAAAAGACGGAGGACGGATACGTGCCGTTCATGCCGAATATGGAAGGCTCGCTATACGGCAGGCATGTGGAGTTGCGCTACAAGAAGAGTCTGACCCAATCAACGCAGCCCACGGGGTTCGTTTCTAGCGAACGCACGGCAGGCACGGGATGGAGCACGATTCCCGAATCTATTGGTGACGATGAATCGCTGTGGATGACGCAAGCAACAATCGAAGGAGATGATACGCTCAACGGTACATGGAGTAGCCCGGTGAGGATTAGTGGAGTCAAGGGGGCAAAGGGCGCAGACGGAACGAACGGCACCAACGGTGTATCAATAGTACCCATAACTAACAGAACAGTCACAGTGTTCCTAATATCACCGGCAGAGCCTAACGTGCCGAGCGGCGGCTCATGGAACAGCGAGACAAACGAGTTGGTGTTGCCGACAGGAGGGTGGAAACTCAACTACGACGATGCCAAGAGCGGCGATTTTGTATGGCAGAGTTTTGCCAATTTTGTAAGCGCCACTGGGCAGGTGGACGCCAACGGTTGGTCAAAGCCGATATGCATATGGGGGTATGATAGCGGAGGAGGCACGGAGGGTAGCGACAGTGCTGCTACGGAGTTTATCTTCTACAGGGCTAGCGAATATACCGATTCAAGTAAAGTGCCCGACCCCAATGATCCAGGCCAAATATATTATACGGCAGAGGAAATTGCCGTCAGCGGTTTCGTGCCAACCAAGCTGGGATGGACAGACCATCCGCAAGGCATCGACAAGGAACACCAGGCGGAATATGTCGCCACCCGAAAGAGAACGTCCACAGACAGCGCATGGGGAGAGTTCTCCGTGTCGCTATGGTCAAAATGGGGCAGCAATGGACAGGACGGAGACGGCGTGGAGTACATCTTCAAGCTTGGCGATGCCCTCGGCACTGCTCCCGACGTGCCTACACCTCCGAGCGGTACTGAGCTTACTAAATGGACTAATTCGGCAGGGAAGTCTTTCACCGACGATGATTTCGTGCCCGACGGATGGACGGACAACCCCTCGGGAGTGTCTTCGCAGAACCCCTTCGAGTGGGTATGTACGAGAAAGAGCGTCGATGGAGATTGGACGATAGCGTTCAAGGGTTCGGCTGACGCACCCACAAAGGCTGCACTGTGGTCGCACTACGGAGACACTGGCAATAGCGGCAACAGCATAGTGACGAGATATGCAGTGACAGACAGTCCAAGCGTGTCGCCCGCGACGCCAGTCCAAGACCCCACGAGTCCCGGCACGGCATGGAGCTTGGCAATTCCCGATACATACACCATCGACAAGGCACTGTGGGCTACACAAGCCACGCTCGACTACAACAATGAGTTTGCCGCCATCGGGAAGGACGCAGATACTGGCGGTACAGTCTATTCACAGTGGAGCACGCCCTATCTCGTGAGCGGCATACCTGGCACAGCACAAACCCCGAACTACAAGTCGTACATCTACAAACAGTCCGAAAGCCGACCTACCGACACCCCTGCTGTGGGCGTCGACCTAGAGAATTTTTTGGCTGACTCCTCCAACGGATGGAAGGATTACCCAGACAGTACAAGCGGTCAATGGTGGCAATGTGTAGTGCTCGTAAACGGCACGGACGGCACTGTGATTGAACTTTCCAAAGTGCTGCCTGTAAATGGGCAGAACGGCATTGCCCAGGACGGAAAGTACACGGAGTTGCGCTTCAACAAAAACGATTCCGCCGATAGTTGGGATGGAGGTGGAGAATATGAGAAACGAGACCCGGGTCATGGATGGAGCACCACGCCGCCAGAACTGTCGACTGGCGAATACATATGGATGATACTTGCCATCATCGACCCAACTGGAAACGAAGAGGTAATCGCTGATGGAGGCTCGTGGAGCGACCCAGTTAGGATTAGCGGAGAGAAAGGAGAGAAAGGAGAGGAAGGCATACGGGGCGAAAAGGGACCGGACGGCATACCGGGCGTAAACACGGAATTGCGTTACTGCCTCGGTAGTGAGAGTGCCCCTAAAACAACCCTCTCTGACGCTACGACACGTACCCCTAACGGATGGGGATTAACCCTACCTACACCGACAGACACCTACCCATATGTGTGGTGCATACAGGCGAGGATAACATATTCTTCCAATTCGGACACCACTGGCTCGCTGGAGAGTTCGTGGAGTGGTCCAATCCGCCTCAGTGGAACTAATGGAATCAGTAACTCTGCACAGAAGTCGCCTATCATCTACCCAGCAGGCATCTATGACGTGAACACAACGTATACAGGCTCGGCAGAGAAAACCCCATACGTCCTTGACACAAGCACGGGCAAGTACTACTACCTCAACATGATTGGCAGCTGGACTGGTACGGAGCAGAGCAACTACACCCCTGCCACGAGCATACCACAGGGAGGTCTGGACGCATGGATAGAGATGGAAGACTTCGACGCGATATACGCCGCCATAGGAATCTTCGGCAACGCCCTCGTCGGCTCGGCTGTGTTCAACAAGGAGTACATGTTCTCCCAGCAGGGTGTGTGGGGCGAGTACTCCGGGAGGAGTTCCACCCACTACGAACTGTTCGATGGAAGCACCGCCATGGGCAGCTTCACGCAGGTTATCGGATACATGGCTGGGCTATGGAGCGAAGTATATCCAGCTTATTTGGTTTCGTCCTCGTACCTCGATACGTTTATGACACTCGGGAAAGTGTCCGTTGGGCAATATTTCTTCGTTTACAATGCGACGACCAAGATGTATACTCTATACATGTGCACTGGCTCTTCCAGCTACGGGGTCGTCAGTTCGGAAGAAGTCGAGCTTGTGGCAGGCGCGACAGTGATGTGCGAATATAAGTACGTCGGCACGACAGAAACATTCGGGCCATGGATATTCTCCCTTGATTCCACCCCAACCGCACCGACGACATATAGCACCGCGTCATGGAGCGGCGGAGACACTAAAGCCACCTTCGTCCCGAACGTGTGCATTAACTTCAGGACTGGAGCGGTACACTTCGCCGCAGGCAGCTTCACCGGCGAGATCAAAGCCACGAGCGGCAGCTTCACCGGCGAGGTCAAAGCCACGAGCGGAAGGTTCGATAACGGCACTTTTACCAATATGACCGCCACGAGCGGAAAAATCGCAGGGTTTAATATCAGTGGTAATGGGCTTACAAATAATGGCCTTAATAACGATGCCTACATTATCTTCCGCAACGACACGTACGGCACGTTCGCAGGCATAGGAGGCAACGTCTATCCGTCGGAGACGGCGGCGAGGTGCGTCGCAAGGTTCGAGAACAAGAAGAAGGGCGACATCTCCTGGGGTACTTATGCTAATGTCGCCATATCCGCGGGGGCGCAGAACAGCTACGAGAATTACGCCATCAACCTGACTGGCGGCTGGACTGCCGGGCTATGCCTGAAGACGCAGGCCGTCAGTTCCACCACGACCCTGACGAGGGGCGCGCACGTCATCGCGTGCGTCAATAAGACAGAAATCACGATCACGCTCCCCACAATGCGGACGTATGATGACGGCTACGTCTTATACATAAAGAACCTGAACGGCAACAAGGTCAACATAAAGCCAAACCAAAGTTACCATTACAGTACCATTAATGCGTACTCCACTACGGAAAACCTCTACGATTCCTACATCCACTACGACCAAGGCAGCGTAGCGAGGTATGGAAAGGACGAGACCGTCGGATGTGAAAGCAATGGCGACGCGTTCATGCTTGTGTATGTCCGGGACATTCAACTTACGAAAGATAGCGTGACATACAAGGGGGGCCTGGATTCAGTTCAAGCACCCTAGGGATTGGTAATTTCTTGACAGATTTCATCTCGGGGGGGAGACTCTTAGCGTATCATCCACCTCAAAGGAATAAACATTTGTAACGCTTTTGGTACGCACGCGCGAACCTTAATATTAATTATTATAGCTGCTCTATAACTTTCCGCAGCGTATCATCCTCAATCTTGCGGTATCGGGCGAAAGCCCTGCTACCCTCGACGTGACCCGACATCCTCCCTATGATGTTCGGGTCACTCACCTTTTGGTAAGCGTTGCCGATAAAAGTCCTTCGAGCCATGTGCGACGAAGCCACCTCGTTTATGGGGCGAAGATCTATCTCCCCAGTGAGCGAGTTGCGCACCTCCACTTGCCGAGTGATGCCTGCTTTCGAGAATATCTCCTTAATAGCCTCGTTATACTTCTGGTCGCTGATGAAAGGGAACAGCCTGCCTTGCCTATCCACACCCTTGTATTTCTCGATTAGTTCAAGAGCCTTCGGGTGTAGCGGTATCCTCGCCACGGCGGCGGCTTCGCCCTCATTGTTATTACCTTCTTGCCGCTCCTCTTCCTTGCGGTCAGCAATATTTCCGACATTCCACGAACATCAACCACTGTAGATAACCTGTATTCAATTTTCATAGTTCATTCCTCCCTTGTAGTCATTTTGTAGTCAATCGTTAAAACTAAAAATTCGCCAATGTCTTGAATATCAGATAGTTGACGAAATCTCTTGGTGATTCCGCAGGTATCACTTATCTGAAATTTCAATATTGTTTTTACCGAATACGAAGCGCACCACCTTGTCTTGCTTCTCCGTACCCATCTCAATGGTTAGGGTAGCACGCAGCTCTTTAGTGGTGTAATCCTTTGTATTACTAGAGTCCATATCTTGAAAGTAATCGAAGAAATTACATTCAAGAACTTCACTAATACGGCACAGCAAATCGGTATCGATGCTATGCTTTTGAAACACTGTCTTTTCAATGTTCTGCCTAGCAATTCCCACACTTTCAGCGAATTTCGCTTTGGAGAGATGCTTTTCCTCTACTTGTTGGCGAACCATTTCGCCAAGATTAATCCTATTAATTTTCATAGTTCAAAGTTAGTGATTTTGTCGATTAGCTCATTTATCTGTTTATCCTTTTGCTCCAAAAGAGCGAGTAAGTTGTTTATCTGTTTATCCCTTTCTGAAAGAGAAGCAAGCAGACCTTTTATGATTTCACTGTCGTTGTGTATTCCAACATTACTATTGTTGTTGCCTTTGACATCCGTTTTATGTATATCCGAAGCATCAAGTATTGGAGCGGCGGCAGACTTGGCTCTGTGCATCGGCTCTTCGCCTGTTAACAGCCATTCGAGCCTTAAATTATAGGCTGTCGCTATTTTATTCAGTGCGCCTTTGGTAATGGGCATTTGCCCTTTAAGCATTTTATGAAAGCCGGAGGGGTCTATGCCTACTTTGATGGCAAAAGCAGAATACGACAAGAGGGCATCGTATTCTACAAATTCTTCAATGCGTTTAATTACACCCGAGTTCTCCATTTTGTGAAAATCTATTTATTACCGTTAATAATACTTTATTTATAGTGGTCTTTAATGGATTTTTTTGGATATTCCAAGAAATACCACTTACTTTGCACCCGAAAACAGGAGTTACGCCCTGGTTATCGAGCAATTTTAATTGCAAAGATAATCACTTTTATGGTAAAAACCAAAGAAAAGAGGGCAAAATCTGTTTAAAAGAGTTCTTTGACATTTTGAGACAAGGCCGAAAACGGATAAAAGTTGACCCGGTGCTCTCCTCCACTCATTGGGGGTAAAGGCTATAAAACGCGTGGGAACGAGCCTCCACATTAACTGATTCCGAGAATATATGCCTGCGCTGCAAGGCTGGACTTTTTCAAGGTCTGGCTATTGCAGCGCAGGCTACCATTATTGACAAATTAGAGATATGGAAGAAATAGAGAAAAAAAAGAAGAAGGAGGGCTTTCACATAGTGAGAGTGCCTAACGCCAAGGCTTCAATTAAGACGATGAGAGTGGGCGAGAGCGTGAAAATGAACGTTAAGGACTTTCCTACTACTTTCGAGTCGCTAAAGGCATTGGTATGTACTATCAACCACGACAAGAAACACGGCGACTATGAGTTCAAGCTGACAGGGTTTGACAACAACACTCGCTTCACGTTGGAGAGGTTGAAGTGAAAAAGAACAAGCGGTAAATGTTTTGAAAGGAGGCGAGTACCTATTTTCCTACTGCGGACACATGTTGCTTTCGACGCGGTAGTGATAGAGAGAGGAAGTTGTGGGGTAACGACGCTACCCCCACGTAAAAAGATGCGTATATGCTCTTGCACGGTTGGCTAAGTTACAACGAACCGTGTCCCGATAACCAATGCGGTGGATAATAGGTTGATTTTCTACTTTCCGAAAGGCGAAGCTGGAAAGTATTCCTCAAATAAAAAAATGAAAATATGGTTTTAGGGTCTTCTAGTATGGAGACCCTATCGTTCGACCTCATGAGGCCAATGGGGGGGGGCGAGACATTCATCGCCACGATGAAATACCCCTACTCCCCGATGTGGAAGTTCGATTTCAACGCTTTATACGAGTGGATAATTGGCAAGCGACCGAGCTTAAAGGGCAAGCCGTTCAACGTGTATCTGGACGGCGAGAACGAGGCGGTGATACACTACAATCAAGAAATATAATATGAACAAGGAAATCTTTTTATTAAACGCATTCAGCCTTCAGATGGTTGATATGCCGTGTGTCGTTAATTTTAAGGAGATTGACACACTGCCTACTGGGTTGAAAAGTGCAATCGGCCATGCCGACACAGCACGTGTGCTAGGCGTAGAGCCGAACCGCATCAACGTTCACCTTGCAAAAGGTGACGTTGCGTATATTGCCCAGTTAATGGGCGGCAGGCTTCCCGAGGGAAGCACGACACTACCCGAAGGGTTTAAGTTTAAATTCATAAGGGTGGAGGTTGGTAATACGGACATGAACATTCCAATACCTTGTGCCAAAGCGGAAGATTGGCAGGCGACCTGTTTACAGTCTTTCGTCGATAGAGAAACTTAACATCTAAAAACCCAAGAGAATGAGAGATTTTTCAGCAGTAATGTTGTCGGCATTGGCGGTATTGTTCGCATTGCCGCAGGTGTTCATGACGGCGAGGGACGGGCACTATTCCCCTTGCGCCCTGTTCCTTGTGATAGTACTGATTGCTATCTGGTTTGGCATTGGCACCAAGGAGGAGATGAAGAATTATAAAAATTAAATAAAAATGAAAGAGATTGAGCTAGCTAGGCTTACGCTCACCAATTGGCGAGGCGAGAAGCAAGGGACTACCCTTTTCGGGCGAGAGACCCTCATCAGGGGTGGCAACGGACTGGGCAAGTCAAGGCATTTCGATGCCTTCTGTTGGCTGCTCTTCGGCAAGGACAGCAACGACAGGAAGGATTTCGAATTGAGGACCTACGACGAGAACCACCGTGTTCTGCACAAGTGCGAGTGCTCCGTGGAGGCAGACCTCATTCTCGGAGGCGAGAGCCACACCTTGAAGAGAGAGTTCAAGGAGCAGTGGGTAAAGCCGAGAGGGCAGGTGGAGGAGGTCTTCAAGGGCAGCGTTACCGAGTGTACGTGGGATGGAGTGCCCGTGAAGGTTGGCGAGTTCCAGAAGAGGGTGAACGAGGAGATTATCAACGACACCGTCTTCAAGATGATAACCAACCCACTGTATTTCCTCAGCCAAATGAAGTGGCAGTTGAAGAGGGAGACGCTGATGCAGCTTGCAGGGGCAATGACCGACGAGCAGATAGCCGAGGGCAACGAGGACTTCAAGGCATTGCTCGACACCCTCAGCGGCAAGTCGCTGTCTGACTACCGCAAGGAGTTGGCGATGCAGAAGAATAGGCTGAAGGACGAGCTGGAGCAGATAGCCCCACGCATAGACCAGACGCAGAAGATGATGCCCGAAGCCGAGGACTGGCAGCAGATATCCAACGACCTCGAAGCCAAGAGGAACGAGGTGGAGATGATAGACGAGCAACTGCAATCGGAGGCCAATGCTCGTGAAGCCAAGCAAAACGGCATCAACAAGCAGATAGCCGACATAAGGCAGTCAATCTTCGACCGCAAGCAGAAGCAGCTCGACATAGAGCGCAAGGCAAAATTGGCGGCGGATAGAGCCAACGACGCAGCCAACGAGGAGCGCAGGAAGATACAGTCGGAACTGAGCCGCAAGCACGGCGAACTTTCCGATGCCACGATAGAGCGCAAGCGCAACCTTGGAAGCATCGAGAACTTGAAGGGAGCTATAAGCCTTGTGGAAAAGAGGCTTGAAGACCTACGCAAGCAGTGGTTCGAGTTGCGGGATGCCAAGTACGACGAGCAGAGCGACATCTGCCCTTGTTGCGGTCAGCGACTGCCCGAAGAAAAGATAACCGAGGCTCACCGCAAGTTCACGGAGAAGACGCAGCAAGACCTTGCCGCCAACAATGCCACAGGCAAGGTAGCGGCAGCGGCGAAGAAGTCGTACGAAGAGGAAGTAAGGCGGCGCACCGAACAGGAAGTCCAGTTGTCAAACAAGGTAAGACAACTGGAGGACGAGATACGGAAGCTCAACGAGCAGCTTGCCGACCACCCTGCATCCAACATTCCGCAGATGGCGGTGACGCAGATACCCGAGTGGCAGGCGGAGCAGAATGAGCTTGACGCGCTCGACCAACGATTAAACGAGCTATCGAACAGGCGAACAGGCGAGATGTCGGGCGACGAGGCTATCAACACCGAGCGGTTGAAGCAGCAGAAGACCACCCTGCAACTGGCTATCGCCGACCTGCAAGAGCGGATGGCGAAGAAGAGCCAAATAGACAAGAGCACGGCGGAGATAGACAGCCTGCAAAAGCGAGGCAAGGCATTGGCTCAGCAGATAGCCGACATCGAGAGGAGGGAGTACACGGCAGCGCAGTTCTCGAAGAAGAAGATAGAGGATTGCGAGCAGCGCATCAACGCAATGTTCACCATCGTGAAGTTCCAGCTCTTCGACCACACGCAGGACGGCAACGAGTTTGAGTGCTGCATACCATTGGTTAACGGAGTGCCCTACCAAGTGGCGAACACGGCAAGCCAACTGAACGCGGGACTCGACGTTATCAACACCCTCTGCAAGTCCTATGAGGTGACAGCCCCGATATTCATAGACGGAGCGGAGAGTGTCAATGAGTACATCGAGACATTCTCGCAGATGATATTCCTCGAAGTAACGACAGATACGGAGCTTTCAGTGAGCATTGAAACATAGTACCTACCATAATAAATGATGTGATGGGGAGCGGCGAAAAGGCGCAGGAATAACCAATCTCGCAAAGCCGCGATACCTGCATATCCGCCGCTCCTTTTTAACATACACAATAAAAAAAATCAGCAATTATGACAACTACAGCAACAACGCAGGCTAACGTGCCTGCACAGCAACAAATGAGCAACGGCGTAGACATCAAGTATACCGTTGCAGGGCAAGAGGTGAGGCTTAACTACAAAATCGTCCGCAACTACCTCACCAAGGGCAACGGACAAGTGTCAGACCAAGACCTGATGCAGTTCATCAGCCTCTGCAAGTACAACCAACTCAATCCGTTCCTCAACGAGGCGTACCTCGTGAAGTACGGCACATCGCCAGCCACCATGGTCGTGTCAAAGGAGGCACTGATGAAGCGAGCCGAGGCGTGCGAGGGCTACGAAGGCTTTGAGGCAGGCATCATCGTAATGCACGGCGATGAGGTTATCGAGCGACAGGGATGCTTCGCAGCGCCAGGCGATACGCTTGTGGGAGGTTGGGCTATCGTCCACCGCTCAGACCGCAAGTATCCGGTCATAGCAAAGGTTTCGCTCGAAGAGTACAACCAAGGTCAGAGCCTATGGAAAGGCAAGCCATCGACGATGATACGCAAGGTAGCCATCGTTCAGGCTTTGCGTGAGGCTTTCCCTGCACAATTAGGAGCGATGTACACGCAGGAGGAGAAGCCGGAGATTATCGACGGCGCAGCGGTTGAGGTTAAGGAGGAGATAAAGGCGAACGCAAACAGAGAGAGCCTTGGGTTCAGTGAGGAGCGAGGAGCAAGTAGTGAGGAGCGGAATATTCCCTCAAACGTTGACCCCGAGGCAGGCAAGATAAAGAACCCGACCGAAGAGGCAGAAGGCCCGGCATACTAATTGGTTGATGGGGAGCGGAGGCTTAAAATCCGCCGCTCCTTTTAAAAAAACACAAATGAAAATGCATATATTAGGCTCATCGTCCCGAGGCAACTGCTACGTATTGCAGAGCGAGGACACAGGCAAGATGCTCATCGTCGAGGCAGGCGTGAGGTTCGGCGACGTGAAGAGAGCCATAGGCTTCGACATCTCGAAGGTAGTGGGCTGCATAGTCAGCCACGAGCACGGCGACCATGCCAAGTACGTTAGGGATTACGTCGAAAATTGCATCGACGTCTACACGAGCAAGGGCACTATCGAGCGGCTGAGCCAGCAGGCAGGCGAGAGACTGGAGCAGTCGCCGTTCGTCCATTGGCTCTATCCCTCTCAGCCCAAACGCATAGGCGACTTTGGCATCATTCCCTTTCCAGTGGAGCATGATGCCGAAGAGCCGTTCGGCTACATGATACGCCATAGGGAGTGCGGCACGGTGGTCTTCGCCACCGATACCTACTACCTTCGCTACAAGTTTGAGGGAGTGAGCAACTGGCTCATCGAGTGCAACTATAGAAGGGACTTGCTCGACCGCAACTTCAAGAAAGGCAAGATAGACTATCAGCGCAGGGAGCGCACGCTGAAGAGCCACATGAGCTATGAGCAGTGCCTATCCACGCTAAAGGCTAACGACCTCTCGCAGACCATCAACATCGTGCTCATCCACCTGTCCGACGACAACAGCAACGAGAAAGAGTTTGTCGATGGCATTTGGCGAGCCATTGGCAAGGAGGTATTTGCCGCCAAGAAGGGCATGGTGATAGACTTTAACGACTCCCCATATTAAGGGGAAAAGGTAAAAAAGTTCACCGATGTACTAAATAAAGGTTCTGTGGATGGTAGGGATAGTTATCCAATTCCATTTACATAACTATGTAAATAAATCTAGACAATGATAACAAGACACGGCATTAAGCTGCCAAAAAGGTTGACGATAGACGAGATGAAGATTATCGCCAACTCTGACGCACCCAAGCCCAAGAAAAAGTACACCTACGGCGAGGACAAGCTGCAGATAGACTGCAGGTATTGGTTCGATTGCCAGTACCCCGAATTAAAATTACTGCTCCACCACTCGCCCAACGAGGGCTTGCTGATGAAGCACGACAAGGACGGGGCGAAGCGCAAGGCGATGGGCATGAGGGCAGGCTTCCCCGACTTCATCTTCCTTCACCCCAACAAGTTCTACCCCTACCTTGCCATCGAGCTGAAGACGAAGGGCAACTATCAAACCCCACACCAAAAGGAGTATCAGGCGGCAGTGGAGCGAGAGGGCGCACGTTACGTCGTAGTGCGCTCGCTCGAAGAGTTTATGACGGTCATCAACGAATATCTAACATAATAATTATGGCAAAGAAAAGGAAGAAATATTTCGCGCACGATAGCGACGCGAGGAACGACCCAAAGGTAGCGAGGTTGCGCATGAAGATGGGCATGGAGGGCTATGGCATCTACTTCGCGCTGTTGGAGATGATGAGGGAGAGTGACGATTACACGCTCCCTACGGACTACGAGATGCTTTCGTGGGAATTGCACGTTGACGAGAGTACCATGAAGGCGGTTGTTGAGGACTACGGCTTGTTTGAGTTGTCGGAGTATGGAGATTTTTTCTATTCCAAGAGCTTTAATCGCCGTATGGAGATAACCAAGGCTCGCAGCGAGGCAGGCAAGAAAGGCATGGCTAGTCGGTTTGGCAACGATAAAGAAGCCGACGAAGAGACGCAAGCCGATAACAAAAGTATAACAAAACTTCCTTTTGTTAATAACAAAAAAGAAGAAGAAAAAGAAAATTTCCCCCACACCCCTATAAAAGAAAAAGAAAAAGAATATTCTTCTTCTTCTTCCTCCCAAGCGTGCGCGCGAGCGTGCGAGGAAGAGACGCAAGCCGATAACAAAAGTATAACAAAACTTCCTTTTGTTAATAACAAAAAAGAAGAAGAAAAAGAAAATTTCCCCCACACCCCTATAAAAGAAAAAGAAAAAGAAAAAGAATATTCTTCTTCTTCTTCCTCCCAAGCGTGCGCGCGAGCGTGCGAGGAAGAGAGCGCAGGGGAATACGGCAAGCCGCCAACGATGGAAGACCAAGAGCACTGGTACGTATCGTTAGCCAACGACCAAGGCTTTATCGAGATGGTGGCGATGAACAACAATTTGTCAGGGGAGCAGACGAAAATATTGATTACCGCATACAATGCGGAGATTACGGCAACAAAGGATTTGCACCCAAGCGAAACGCTATATCGCCGTCATGCCCTCAGATGGATAGGGCGACACACAGAAATCCTAAACGAAAAGCGAAAGCGGAATGAAACAAGTACAGCAAATAGGGGCAGTGATAACGCAGGCTCAACCTACGAGGAGCGGAGGCAAGGAGTTGAAAATCTCATTAGAGACCTTGGCAACCGTCCAGAGCCTACGCAAAAGGTTCTGTAACGAGGAGGGATTGCTGGTGAAGGCTAACCCCTCAATGCAGATAGCGGTCTGCAAGAACGTGGACTCGGCGTATTTCGGCAATTACCCCACGCTCATTGACCTCAACAACGCCTTCAACTGGAACACGGCGGTAAAGTGGCTAGTGCCGCAGCTCTTCGACCTAAGCGAGTATTGCGGTTGCAAGAGCAAGTTGTCGGAGTCGCAGATGGAGCAGTGCGCAAGCACCATCGCCAATTTCTACGGCTACCTCAAGATTTCGGAGTTCATGCTTTTCTTCCAGCGGTTCAAGGCTGCAAAGTACGGCAGGTTCTACGGCAGCGTTGACCCCATGATCATAACGTCGGCATTAATGGAGTTCGTCAAGGAGCGCAACGACATCTATTCCCGCCACTTGGCGATGGAGGCGGAGAAGAGAAGGCAGGAAGAGCAAGAGGGTTGCGTGACGTGGGAGGATTGGAAGACTCAACACAAAGTACAGGCTATCCGGTGGGGACAACAATAAACAATTCAAAAAAAATAACTATGGAACAAAAAAAAGTAAACATCGCAGCCCTCTTGCAAGGCTGCCCAAAAGGAACAAGGCTCTACTCACCTGTTTGTGGGGAGTGTGAGCTTTATGGTTTAGGCATAGAAAAAATAAAAATCTATGCGGAAAGGACAAATGGTTTACCCCTTGTCTTTGACAAGCATGGATATCTTACTACAGAAGAAGATGTCGAAGGAAATCGTTATGCTAATCCAAATGGCGAGTGCCTGCTCTTCCCCTCAAAGGAGGTGCGGGACTGGGGCTGCTTCCGAGTGAAGTATATAGTGTTGACAGATGACAGAGAGAGAAATAGAAAGCTCATAAACCTCTTCGGCAAGGTGAATAACGAGAGCGGCAAGGGCGTATTGAGCATAAAAGGCATTGATGCTTCAAAAATAGTATATCTCGATAGATTAGACAACTGTTTATACGACAGAGATAATTCAGTAAAAAACTCAGAGTTCTATGATGGTGAATACGACTATATCCTCTCCACAGGCACGGAGCTGAAACTTAAAGAGGAGCAGCCCAAGTTCAAGGTGGGGGATGTGGTGAAAGCGGACAGCGACATCTCCGGTAATGTGATTGGAGCGGTGGAAAGTACCGAGCATTGCGGTTACAAGAATGACCGTTTTAAGCTGTGGGTTGTTGACGGAGGAAAGGCTGGCTCTATTGACATTCCTATAAAAGACACCTCTCGCCTCGCCACCCCCGAAGAAATCACCAAGTGGAACAAGGAGGTGTTAGAGCCTAACCACCTGCACTACTCGAAGAGCAAGCGGAAAATCATACACTGGTTTCTGCCGTTCGATAGGGTGGTTGTAAGACATTTTGGTTCCGCCTATTGGCATTACAACCTGTTCTCTGATTGGGACACAGACAACGTTGAAGAGCATTATATTTGTATAGATGCTGAATATAAGTATTGCCTACCATACAACGACAAGACTGCCAAGCTGATAGGAACGACTGACGATTATAAAGATGAGGAATAAACAAAATCATTAACAATAAAAAATAAAAAAATGAAAGCAATTGAGAAACTTTTGAACGAGAAAGTAATAATCCGCTCCGATAGGGCGGGTGTGTTTTACGGAGTGTTGAACGAAGTAGAGGCTTGCGGTGACAAGTACGCCGTGGAGCTGACACAGTGCCGCCGTCTGTGGTACTGGAATGGGGCTTGCACCATTACACAGCTCGCCATTGACGGCACAAGTGCCCCCAACAATTGTAAGTTCACAAAGACTGAACGAACAATTGTTGTCAGTGGAGTGATAGAAATCCACAAGTGCGAGGACAAGGCTATCAAATCCATAGAGTCTGTATGGGTATGGAAGGAATAATAAAGAAATTCCTGTCAGTCCGCTCTGGCGATGGCTATGGCGATGGCTCTGGCTCTGGCTCTGGCGATGGCTCTGGCGATGGCTCTGGCTCTGGCTCTGGCTCTGGCTCTGGCTCTGGCTATGGCTCTGGCTCTGGCTCTGGCTCTGGCTCTGGCTATGGCTATGGCGATGGCTCTGGCTCTGGCTCTGGCGATGGCTCTGGCTCTGGCTCTGGCTATGGCGATGGCTCTGGCGATGGCATAGAAGCCATTAACGGAGAAAAAGTATATCTCGTAGATGGTACACAGACAATCATCCGTGAAGTGCATGGCAACTACGCAAAGGGCGCTATCATAAATTCAGACCTTACATTGTCGGAATGCTACATAGCCAAATGTGGCAACTACTTCGCACATGGCGAGACGTTGAGACAAGCAGTAGCCGATGCAAGGGAGAAGTACGAGGGTAACCTACCGCTTAAAGAGAGGATAAGGCTCTTCAACGAGAAGTTCCCCTCTGACACTGAGAGATACAGCGGCAGGGATTTCTTCGAGTGGCACAACAAACTGACAGGCTCTTGCCTCTTTGGACGTGAGCAGTTCTGCAAGGATAGGGGTCTTGACGTAGATGCAACATACACAGTCAAGGAGTTTATCGGCATTACCGAGAATGCCTTTGGCTCTAATGCTATCAGGCAACTTAAGGAAAGCAGGTACTATGAATAGTAAGGAGTAATGGCTATGAATGACGGATGTGCATATCAAACAGCACATTTCCTTAATGTAATAATCTTGAAAGTTTAGACTATGAAAGAGGAAAGAAAGGGAAGGGAGGTCTCCGCAATCACCTCCCCGAAAGCTAAGACGCATCAATTACGCCTTACAAAGATAGGGAAACATCTGCCGTTCTTCGGATAGATGATTCTGCCGTCCTATGTCCTAATATAGGCGCGGAATATCAGCGTCCATCCGCTTTCCTCTTGCATTTTATTCATTTGGAGCTTACCTCCTTTCTCGGCTCTTGCGACTAACGCTCCATTGCGTTGGAGGTCGTTGCCCGAAGCCGACAGGCAACGAAAAACCCCCAGTGCGGAACTGAGGGCGTGTCTTTTCTTCACGGACGGTGGAGAGCTGACAGGAACGGCTTTTGCGCCGAGTGGAGATAAGCTCCGAATAAAATGCGTTGCAAAATTACTTAAAAAATCAATATGCGCAAACTGTGTTTAACACACAGGAACAACTTTAACGCAAAAGAAACGATAATTAAGTTAAACCATAAAGTTATAAATAAATATTAATATATGGGACAAGTAAAATTCAAGAGGCTTTCCGGGGGCGCAAGGTTGCCCGAACGGAAGACGGAGGATGCGGCAGGGTATGACCTGTACACCCCGCAGGACACAGTAATCAAACACGGCAGGACACTCATTCCGCTAGGCTTCGCAATGGAAATGCCGGCAGGGTGGATGGCTACGATACGTCCACGCAGCGGTTTTACTCTACGGGGAATGACCGACAAGGGCTATTGGGCTGACGAGTGCATAGGCACGATAGATTATGGGTATAGGGGCAATATTGGAGCGATAGTTATCAATCACGGAGAAGAGTTTCTCCTACCGAAAGGCACTCGCATAGCACAGATGATATTCCAACGCTATGAAGCCCCCGAAATAATCGAAGTTGAACATCTGGACGAGACGGAGCGAGGAAACGGAGGCTTCGGCTCGACTGGGATAAGACAGGAACGAATGAAGCACGAGAAAGAGATAAGGAACTACGAGCTATCGGTGAACAAACTTGCCGAGATATTCCTCAACAAGCAGTTCGGGGAAGAGGGCGAGCCGCCTATAACGCTGGACGGCGACCATTACTGGGTGGGCGACGATGCCGGCGGTGCGCTGTGTGCTTGCGGCACGCACTACTATAATTTCAACGACGTTTTGACCGACCTCAAAGAGGACGCTCCCATTGGCGAGCTAGACCGATACAACGAGTGGGCGGTGCGGTGCACGGAACTTGGCATAGAGCCTAGGTGCAACTACCATAGTTGGCTGCATGGTGCGCCTCGCATAAGCGACGACATGCTGACCCTCTTGGAGGATATGAAAGAGCGTTTCAAAAAGGCGATTGACGAATGTAACGGAACGGACTTCTAGGCTATGGAAGAGAATAAGAGACCTATCTGCTGCTCTTGCGTGTTCCACGAGACCCTGTTCCAGTGCTGCGTATGGGGAGTGCCTGGCGACAGCCTCCCTACGCGCTGCATGGTCTTTGACAAGAGAGGGAACAACGTTTATTCAAGGAAACTTTAAAGCATAAGGATATGAGCAACAGAAGAAATAAACTTGCGTTTTGGCTATCTGTGGTAGCCTTGGCTGTAAGTATTCCGAGCTTAATTAGAGAGAATATTTGAATAACCCAATAAAAGAAAGGACAATAATATGAGCGAAGAGAAGAAGGAAACCATGTACAGCGTATGGCACAGCGGTACGATGTACATTCATTACGATGAGGTTCACCAACTGGCAAGGGTAGGCGACATGACCATCCAGTTGCCTCACGAAAGCTTGTCGGCATTCCTGCATACGGCAAGGATGTTGGGCTTTAGAGTGTCGGACGATAAAGGGTACGTAAAGGAATGAGGAAGTTTAGCAGGAACGAGGCCGTGGCAACGTTTCACGAGAACACGAAAGACTTGGAGGTTGCCGACCAGATTGTCGGCGGTGTCTTCGCACTCTTCATAAGGAACTTCCTCGCCTATTCATACGCCATCAACGAGGTGGCGGACAGGATAGCCGAGGACGGCAAGGCCTACAGGTTCGACATCAAGCGCACGTGCAAGCACATCGAGAGCGAGGGCGACAAGATGGTGTCGCTGATGCGGACAACGTACAACATCAAGCACTACCAATACCAAATGCAGGACATCGCCAAGTTCTACTTCGATGCGATAGCAAGGGACTTGGAAATGGTGCGGATGCAAGTGTGGCAGGTGTTCACAAGATACCAAGAGACGCATAGGGTATTGTTGTCCTACATCTTCACGGCTATGTTCATTGCCGACTGGGCGCAGAAGCAATGGGCGGTTGACGTATCGGAGGTGGAGCGTATCCTATATGTGAACAGGAAGCTCATGAGCGTGAACGTCGATACCAGGCGGCTCTTCAATCCCTTAAAGGTTGACGGCCTTGTGCACGACCTGCGGAAGTTGGCGGACGCGTTCTCCGACAAGGGAGGAGGGACCATCGACCTTAACGATGACAGGAACGTGATGCTGGCGAAGAAGATTTTCTTCAACAAGCTCGACAACCAGAAAATCATTGACGAGGCAATCGACAAGGCAGGATTTGGCATGAAAATAAACAAAGATAAACAATAAGGATATGAGAAAGATAAGGGTTTACGTCTCCCTGCCGATGAAAGGCTATAGGAGGGAGGACTACACGGTGGTAGCCAAGGAGGCGTTTATGCGCCTGAGGATGCTGGGCTTCGAGCCTATCACGCCACTGGAGAACGGACTGGACGAGGACGCGCCAGTCCACGAGCACATGAAGGCGGACTTCCGAATGATACTGGACAGCGACGCAATCTACCTGTGTGAGGGTTGGGAGTACAGCCACGGCTGCATGAACGAGCTACAGGTTGCCGCGGACTGCAGACTGGAGGTGTTGCAATGGTGCATGAGCGACGAGCGGATATTCTACGTGAAGAAGAGACTGGAGGAAAGCCTATGAAAGACTTCTTGGAATGTGTGATAATGGTGCTGTTCCTCGCGCTATTCTTCATCTTCGCAGGCTGTATGCTCTGCTCGCCCTTAAAGGGAGGCGGCAAGGACGAAACGTATAACGACGTAAAGGACGGAACCAATGGCTAAAACGATTACTAAGGAGCAGGAGAATTACATCCTCAGCCACCTAAACGACCGCCCAAGAACAAAGGTCGCGAGGGATGCAGGCGTAAGCGTGAAGTGTTTATGAAAGAATATACGAAAGAACGACCGTTGAGGGTCTTTGAAGCCTTCGCAGGATACTCATCGCAGAGGTTAGCACTCGAAAGATTGAAAAGAGCCTATCCCGAATTTGACTATATTTCAGTCGGAATATCTGAAATTGATAGCTATGCTATTAAGGCAAATTTAGCGTTGTTCCCCGATACGGAAAATTATGGCGATATAAGCAAAATCAAGTGGGAGGATGTACCCGATTTTGATTTGTTTACTTATTCGAGTCCATGTCAGGATTTTCAAGTGCCGGACTTCAAAAAGGTGGCGAGGAAGGTTCCGGCACTCGTAGCTCCCTTTTGTGGGAGTGTAAAAGAGCCATCAAGATTAAAAGACCGAGGTTTCTATTGTTCGAGAATGTGGCAGCAATAGTGAACAGAAAGTTTATCAAATTGTTCAACCGTTGGCAACGGACATTAGAGGAAATGGGTTACACTAATTTTACGCAACTGCTTAATTCTATGGACTATGGTGTGCCTCAGTCAAGATTAAGATGCTTCATGGTGAGCATACTTGACGAGAACGCCCGATACTACTTCCCAGAACCATTCCCATTGAAGAAGCGGTTGAAAGACGTGCTTGAGGACGATGTGGACGAAAGCTATTACCTGTCGGACGAGCGTGTGAGAGGGCTGATAGAAAGCACGCTGAAAGAGAAGCTGGCGGGGCGCGGCTTCGAGTTCAAGCCGAAAACTAAGGAAGATATAGCGAACACGCTCACTGGTAGCTGTGTTGGTCGTAAGACAGATAATTTCCTCGTCTGCGGTGCGATACGTGGTCGTGGTAAGGATAATGGTGCTGACAAGAACACTCAACAGCTAGAGGTCAATTCTCCCGATATGAGCAATACCCTCACTTCGGTTCAGAAGGACAATGTGCTAATCCTCGGCAACAGCGAGCAGGTAGCCAACACCGTGACCGCCCACTACGCAAAGGAAAAGACCTCCGACCTCGTGAGGCAGTCTTTCGGGGGGGGGGCAGTTATGTAATGGAGAAATTACCCCCCCCACAGACAAAGTGATTGTGAACGGCTGCAAAGGCGAAGTGAGCCGCACGATAATGGCGCAGCATGCCAAGCACAAGGAGAGCGGAGCGGTGAGCGGCAGACACGCCGAGACACTGATAATGGAAAGAAAATCCTTGCCCCGCGAGGTTTTGGAAAAGACAGAGTGCACTACATCACCGACAAGGCTATGACGATAACGACCTTTTCGGGCAGCGGCAACTCACAAGACCAATATGTAATTGAGCGAAAATGAGCAAGGAATACATAATCATTAACGGCGCAGGGGGGGGTAGCACGGACAATCAAGACCTCGATAGCCCGATGCTGCTTCGCAAACGCAGTGAACAAGGAGGGATATAAGGAGACATTCATCATGGAAAGAGAGATAACAGAGCCAAACGTGCTGCGCATGGAGCGCACGGAAGAGGAAAGGCAACGCCGCCACAACGAGGGCGACAAAGGGGCGAAGTTCTCCGCCGCAAAGGAGCTGAAGCCACGGCGGGACGGGATAAGCAACACGCTCACATCCTCAACGAAAGACAACCTGCTATGCGAGCCGATGGCAATGGCACATCCGTTCAGCCACAAAAAGGAAAACCCGAAGCCAATGGCGGTATGCCCGACGTTAAGGGCGACAGACTACAAGTGCCCAACGTGCGTTGTGAAGGAGGAAAGCAGGCATTGGAGGATAAGGAAGTTCACGCCCGTTGAGACAGGAAGATTGATGGGCTTGCACGATGACGAGATACAGAAAATGTACGATGCAGGAATACCAAAGACCCAGTTATACAAACTTCACGGCAACTCAATAGTAGTCAACGTGTTACAAGAAATATTCAGAAAGATGTTTATCGAAAAACAGAACGAGAGCAGACAACCGACTCTATTTTAAGCGATATGGTAACGAAGCAAGACATCAAGGCAAAATGGTCGGCTCACGTCCTCCTGCACGACGGGAGCGTGACCACCTACCACGACAAGAAGTTAGGCATCTCGGTCGCAGTGACCGAGAAGAGAAACAAGCAGGGTAGTTGGACGAACAAGGTAACGTACCGTTACCGCTATATCCGTGACAGCGAAGTCCGTGAGTTCAAGACAATGGACGAACTAATTAACGAATATAACAAAGACTAACATGGAAGACAAAAGAAGAGAAATATTGGAATTAATAAGGAAAGACGACCTCCCTTGGAACGTGTGCTTTCATCAAGAAGCGAAGTACGGACATGATTTCAGCTTTGGTATTGATACTAAGCTAAAGAACATTTTGGTTGGTGCGATGTTGGATTACTATGGCTCAAAAGAAGACTGAAATCAAACCATTAGGACTATGCATGGATTGCACTCATGCCACAGCCCCCCATTCTCTGAGCGTCTTTGGCGAGCCGACCCTTTGCAGGTGTCCTTACGAGAAATGGAGCGTGCTCTGGCAAAGGGTATGCGTAAATGGTAACTTTAAAAAGAAG